CAGGATTACTTGCATCATGGAAGAACGCTAGACAAAATCGCGCTACTGCTTACCTAACATCTACTCTTGAATATCAGCCAACATCATTCTCACCTAAAGACATGATGTATGACGAAGCACAGCAATTCTTGGCTACTGAGATTGCTCGCTTGTGCAATGTACCTGCTTACCTAGTATCGGCAGAAGCCAACAACAGCATGACTTATGCCAATGTGCTTGACGAAAGAAAACAATTTTACTCTCTAACCCTGGCTCCTTATGTCTGTGCTATCGAGGATCGTCTCTCAATGGATGACATTACTGCTAGAGGTAATGCAGTTAAGTTCGATGTAGATTCTTCATTCCTAGCAACAGAGCCAATGGAACGCTTGTTAGTAATTGAGAAGATGCTATCTCTTGGCTTGATCACAGTCGAACAGGCTATGGAGATGGAAGATTTAACACCTAACGGAAGTGAAGGAATCGAATAATGGAAAATCAGGTAATCACTTTTACCTCTGGACTCATTGCCAATGTTGAGGAACGCTTAATCTCAGGCAAGATCGTTCCAGCAGGAACAGGCGAAGTCGGTAACACTTCGGCCGGTAAGGTTGTATTTGAGAAGGGCGCAATCGCACTTCCAGAAGATCCAAAGACTGTCAAGTTACTTAACCAACACGATGCCCGCCAGCCTCTCGGTAAGGCAACACAGTTTACCGAGCAAGAAGATGGCATCTATGCATCATTCAAAGTTTCACGATCCAATCGTGGATCAGAAGCTCTAATCCTTGCAGAAGAAGGCTTGCAGTCTGGCCTGTCTGTAGGAGTAGAAGTAATCAAGTCAAAGCAGAAGGGCAATGTGATGTTCGTATCCGCTGCCAAGTTGCTAGAAGTAAGTTTGGTAACAGAGCCAGCATTTAAGTCGGCTCAAGTTATCGATGTAGCTGCTGAGGACACTCCAGAAGCAGTAGAAGAAATCCAACCAACAGAAAGCGAGACAGCTGTGGAGAATACTCCAGAGACAGTTGCAGCACCAGTAGAGGCAGCAGCAGTTGAAGCTGCTCGTCCTGTTGTTACTGCAACTACATTTGTGCGTGAGCGCATTGCACCAATCACATCAGCGCAGTACCTAGAAGCCAACATCAAAGCAGCAATGGGAGATGACGAAGCTCGCCGCGTAGTTCGCGCAGCAGATGACTCAACATCTACTAACACTGGTCTTACACTTGCTCCACACCTAAACACATTCATCACAGACACCTTCACAGGCCGTCCAGCATTCGAGGCAGCAACACGCGCAGCCCTAATTGACTCAGGCATGAGCTTCACAGTTCCTCGCCTATATGTTAACAATTCTTCAGCTAACACTGCACCAACAGTTGCAGACACTAACGAAGGTTCAGCACCATCTGAGACAGGCATGACATCTGCATACGACACAGTAGATGTCAACAAGTTCTCAGGACTACAGCGCGTATCATTCGAGCTTGTAGATCGTTCATCACCAGCGTTCATGGAACTAATGATGGTTGAACTTCGCAAGGCATACGAGAAGGCAACAGACGCAGCACTAATCTCAGCGTTCACTTCATCTGGTGCACAAGCAACAGGTGTTGCAGCGACAGCAGCAGGACTACAGTCATTCATCTCTGTAGAAGGCGCAGCAGCATACAAGAACACAGGCGGAGACTTTGCTAACAAGCTAGTCGCTTCGACAGATCAATGGGCCGCTATCACAGGGTACGTAGACACAACAGGTCGCGCACTCTACTCAGCACAAGGTGCAACATACAACGCAGCAGGTAATGCAGTGGCAACATCTGTTCGCGGTAACATCCTTGGAACTGACTTGATCGTTGATCACAACATCACAACTTCAGGCGTTATCGATGAATCAGCCTTCTTGGTTGCTCCATCATCTGTCTATTGCTGGGAGTCACCACAGACACAGCTTCGTGTCAATGTATTGACAACAGGCGAGATCGAAATCAACCTTTACGGATACCTAGCAATTTACCTTGCTAAATCAGGTAAGGGCGTACGCCGCTTTAATTACACAGCACCAGCGTAAGCAATAACTTAAGTCGCTCTGAGGGGCAGTGCCCTTCTGCCCCTCAGAGTCTTTAGAAAGGATTGAAATGTCAATAACAACAGTTGCTTCTTTGAGAAGCACTCTTGGCGTGGGTACCTTGTATCCAGACTCGACCCTTCAATCTGTTTGTGATGCATCGGATGCAGTTCTTCTGCCTATGCTCTGGAATAACTACCAATTTAATTCACAACATAGCAACACCACTACTGAAGGCACTTTGTACTTTGACACAGAGATTCAAGACGTGTTTTATGTAGGACAGTCAGTAGTGATAACCCATAATGGTTCGCCATTCAACGGAACAAAGACACTCACAGGAGTTGGTGAAGATTCAATAACATTTGCTGTAACTGGTAGTCCAACTGCAACAGTAAAGCATGCAGTGGTCCCACTTGGTCAGGTAGCAGGTACAACAAATGTTGACTGGACTACCGATGCAGCAGTAATTCAAGCAAGTTTGATGGTATCTGTTGAGATCTGGCAAGCATCTACCGCCACCCTTTCAGGCAGTAATGCTGTCGATTTCCAGCCAAGCCCTTATCGAATGTCAGCGCAGCTGCTCGCTAAGGTGCGAGGATTGATCGCACACGCACTAAGTCCTAATTCGATGGTGGGATAATGACTGTTGCTATCACACTACTTAGAACGACACTAGCTGAGGCTCTTCAAGACGATAGCAAGTATCAAGTCTTCGCATTCCCTCCGGCCACAGTTCTGGCCAATTCAGTTATTGTCACTCCGGATGATCCTTACCTAACTCCGAACAATAACCAGCACATAACTATTAGCCCTATGGCTAACTTTAAGATCATCATGACTGTGCCTTTGTTTGACAATGAAGGCAATCTCAACGGCATAGAAGATACTGTTTGTAGCGTGTTCGCTAAGCTCGCAGATTCATCTTTGACCTATAATGTAAGCGCGATCAGCGCACCTAGCGTTCTCAATGCTGCTTCGGGAGACCTTCTCAGCTGCGAGATGTCCGTCAATATCCTTACGAGTTGGAGTTAATATGTCCGAGTGGGAAAAAGAAAACGAAGCCTTCTTGATCAAGATCGGGCAGGTAGCACCAACAACACCAAAGCCAGCAACTACTAAGAAAGACGAGGAATAATCTCATGGCTATATTTCTAAATAACAATGTGGGCGTGAAGATTAACTCTGTTGATCTTTCAGACCATGTCACAGCAGTAACAATCAACCGCGTATTCGATGAGCTAGAAGTTACTGCAATGGGTGACTCAGCACACAAGTTCGTTAAGGGTCTAGAGTCATCAACAGTGACAATCGATTTTCTTAATGACACAGCAACATCAAATGTCCTAGCAACACTTCAAGCTGCATGGGGAACAACAGTCACAGCTCTATTTGTGCAGACTAAAGGTTCACCTACAGTAATCTCAGCAACCAATCCTCTCTATACCGTTTCTTTGTTGGTGAACAACACCACAGACATTAACGGTGCAACAGGTGACATTGGAAGCCAGAGCATTACATTCACTGCTAACTCAACAATCGCAGTAGCAACTTCAGGCACATTCTAAACAACTAACAAAGGGGCAAAACATGGCAAAACTAAAGATCGTTCGTACAGATGGAAGTGAGTTAATCGGTGAGATCACGCCTAGCGTGGAATACTCATTTGAATTACATCACAAAAAGGGTTTCCACCGTGCCTTTCGTGAAGACGAAATGCAGTCGATGCTCTTCTGGTTGTCGTGGGAAATAGTACGCAGGTCAGGTGAAACTGTTAAGCCGTTCGGGATTGAGTTCATTGACACGCTTCGTAGCGTGGAAGTGTTGGACTCCGACCCTTTAGCTTAAAGCGCGATCTTCCATTCACCTATCTAATTGCTCGCTTGAGCATTAGGTTGGGGATTGCGCCACAGCACTTATTAGAGCTAGATCCAACAATGCTCGAGGCATTGTTACAGGGTCTCAAGGATGAAGCGAAGGAGGTAGACGATGCCAGCAAGCGTCAAAGGCGGCGTTGAACTCCGTAAGGCTTTGAGGCAATTTACACCTGATCTATCTAAGAACTTAACAAAGGAGATGGCTCAGGCCATGCGTCCTGTGGTCAAGGTTGCTAGAGGCTATATGCCTAATGACAATCAAATATTGTCAAACTGGGGAATTACAGGTAAAGGGATCAACGCGAGATCATCTGCTTTTAGCACTGCAACCTTTCCTAAATATGTTGCATCTATTGTTAAGGCTAATGTGGGATTCAAGTCAAGTCCTTCTAAGGCTAACTCTAGAGGCTTTCGTTCGCTGGCTCAGTTGTTTAACAAGACAAGAGCTGGAGCAATTTATGAAGTTGCAGGCAAGCGGAATCCAGACAGCACATTTGTCAAAAATCTAGACAACAAGTTTTCCTCTCAAATTAAGGGAGCAGGCAATCGCAGAGGTCGCGGATTGTACAGAGCCTATGAAGAAGATAACGGCAAGGCTTTATCAGCTGTACTCAAAGCAATCGACAATGCCAAGACTAAACTTAATCAACGCACGACTCTGAGAGGTTAACAATGGCTGTAGTAAAGATTGATATTGCCTCCGAGTTCACAGGCAAGAAAGCCTTTAAGCAAGCCGAGACTTCTACAGACAAACTCACTAAAGGAGTTAAGCGTCTTGCTACAACTTTAGGATTAGCCTTCGGTGTTCGTGGCATTGGTCGATCAGTCAAAGCATTCGCAGAAGATGACAAGGCAGCCAGAGCATTAGGACAGACCCTTAACAATCTTGGGCTTGCCTACGGTAGCAATGCAGCAACAGTCAACGGCTACATCTCGCGCCTAGAACAACAGACAGGCGTGCTAGATGATGAACTTCGTCCGGCCATGGATCGATTCCTTCGTGCCACTTTGTCAGTTACTAAGTCTCAGGAATTGCTTAACCTTGCATTAGACATCTCAGCTGGTACA